CCTATCGTAACAAGGAAACCTTTAAGCTTCCTTGCTTTCGATTGTCGGATTCGTCCACAATGGACGGCTATCCGTTCATTATCTGCGGGGGAATGCCGCGGAGGGTTTTTCAACGTCAATTGAAAAACCTTGGCAGCATTCCCTTCGGAAGTGCAAAGAGACTCGTAGCAGTCTTAAATAGTTGGAGTTCCTTATTCGGGATCATAGATCCAGGACTCTACAAAGAGAGGACTCTTTCCAAGAGCCGTAAAGATGTTCCCTTTGATTTAGGGGGCATCGTTAGGGTTCTCAGAAAGATTTTCTCTTTGTGGATTTCTGGCGAAATGATCGCTATTAAGGAACTCAAACTAGTCTCGGATTGGTTTCTCCATCTAGTAATGGGAAACTCGCTTCAACACTCAATTCCTGACCTGCCAAAAAGATGGTTCATCAAGAATGGAAGGCCCACTTTACCCTTAGGGGGAAAGTGGAAACTCCTTCTTGACGATCCTCTAGGGAAGGGTTCTTTCTTTTATTACGAGGTATACTCCCTCAAGGGGTCCTATCCAGGACCTCCTGTGGAGGTATGTCTCGAATCAATAGAGGGTCACGCAAACCACTTGCAGACCAACGTGGAGATTCCTCGCGAAATCACCACGTTGGCCCACAACTGGGCTTTGCGGTTCCCTCGATTGAAGAAAGAAGCCGCTCTAGAAAATATGCATCTTACCAACAACACCTCCTCCACTCAAGAATGTAAAATTCGTGAGGGGGGGAGGGCAAAGTGGATTAAAGAGAAGATCTCCAGTGTGTCTGAAACACTCCTGGAGTTCGTCTCCGTCTACTTTAAGGGAGATAGAACTCCCGATCTTGTTGGCCAATACCTATTGACAGGGGAACAAGTGCTGAAGCCGAATTTCCCAAGAAAGAAGGGGGAACTCATCCGCCTCGATGGAAAGAGCCCTAAACAGACCAAAGAGGTACTTCTTTTACTGGGTTGCTTAGATGAGGCCCACAAAGCAGGATATATTAAAACTCCTGTTTTGAGGACCTTTTCTGAGAAACCTGGACCTCTTAAGTTCGCTGAGGAACTTCCTCTCCGTACAGTGACAGTGAGTGTGATTACCGAACAGGGTTTCAAGGCACGAATAGTGACTATAAACCCTGCTTGGATATCCACTCTCTTTCACTTAGAGAGGACTTACCTCTTCGGACTTCTTTCAGACAATCCGGAAGTACCGTCCCTTTCATCAGATGAAGGAACGGTACCTTCG